GTAAACCACGCTCTGCTGCGTGGTGGCAGACGCAGTGCCGACGAACGTAATCGCCTGATTGTCCGCAGCGCCGTTGCTCACGTTCTGGTAGGGGCCAGTGGCCGTGATTGCCGGAGAAATCGAGATGGTGCCCGCGCCGCCCGCATACGCCGCAGCTACAACGAACTGCTGAAGAATGCCGGTGGACACCTTCGTTTCCGGGTGCACGCGGAACACGCCGCCGATGGTGAACACATCACCCGCCGCCGCTGCGTTCGCGCCGGTATCCACAACCAGGCTCGCGCCCGTCTGCGCAACCGCCGCGTTCGTCAGATACGCGGCGTTGCGCGCGCCGAAAGTGAACGACGGGAGAAGGGTATTCTCGGCAAACTCAAAACCGCCGGTCATCCCCATCACGCCTTCCTCATACTGGCGCTTGATCTGCTGCGAGGACTGGAACAGGCCCTTGAGCGAGTCCACAAGATCCACATTCGACTGAGTGTCGATGCGGGCCATGTAGGTCTCTGCGGCTGGTGCAAGGTTGTCGCGCAGAATCTTGCGGCCACCCAGAACGTTGCGCAGGGTTTGCGCGCTGCCGGAACCGTTCACGGTGTTGTACACGCTGGTGAGCATCGACATCGAATCCGCTTCGATGGACGCCGCAAGCTGCGCCATCGCGGGTTCAAGCACCTGCTGCGAGAAGTCGAAGATGTTCAACGCCAGCTGCTGCGAGTTGAACACGGTATGCACGCCGCGCTGGGTGGCAACGGTCAGGGTCGTGTTCGTTTCCTGCACGTCCTGAAGGTTGAGCGCCTGGCCGGTCGTGGTGGTGAACTTGTTGGGCAACCGGATCCGCAGGGTGCTACCGATCTTGGCGCCCTCGACAGCGAAAGAACTGTCATAGGTGCGATTGATCGAACCGACGAAGTTCAACTTCTGGTGCAGGATCGCCAACGCCGCGTTGGTGATCTTGTCAACGTTAAGCAAAGTATTGGCCATAGGAGGCTCACTTTCGTGAATGCGCCGTCGTCACGACGGGGCGGGGGCGGCTTGCCTAGGGCCGCCTTTGAAGGGGATACGGCTACGCGGGCGCGCGCCTCAGCGCCGGGTTCGCCGCTGATCGTTGAACCATTTCGTCCAGGCTTCGGGGTTCTTGCTGGCGTCAGGTTCGCCCCCCACTTCGGCGCGCGCGGCGCTGATGGGGCTGATCGGCGGGGCGACACGGCTAATTGCCCTGGGAGCCGTCGCAGGCTTTGCAGCCATCCGCGCGACTTCCACGGCCATCCGGGCAGGCGACAAACGAGCAAGGCGCGAGGCTTCGTCCGGGTTCTTCCCAAGTTCGTAATAAACTCGGGCGCCGTCCTCTTTGCCTAGCGCAGTCACGGCTTCCAGAAGCGCGGGCGAAGGGCCGCCCAACATCTGGAAGTTAGACACAGCCTCTTGAAAATCGGGGAACCGGCTTTCGCCGTGGTCCGCGATCTCATTGCAAGCCGCGTTGAAGCGGTCTGCCTCTACTTGCTGCGCCGCGATGCGCTGCACTTCCGACGCTGGCACGTAGCCGGCGGGGATTTGCGGTGCGTCCTGCTGCTGCGGATACTGCTGGCCCTGCTGAATGGTGCGCAGATAGCCGGCAAGATGTTCCGCTTGTCGCCGTGCTTCATGCTTCTCCCGCGTCAGTTCGTCGATACGCTGCTGGAACCACGGCTTGCGCTTCGGTTCCTCTGGCGTTTCGGCCTGTTCTGCGGTGTCTGCCTGTTGCTCCTGCCCGGTGTCTGGAGCCGTATCGTTGGCGGGCTGAGGCACAGATTCGCCGGTATTCGGCGCGCCCTGCGTGGCGCTTTCCAGTGTTTCGCTCATGGGGTCCATGATGGTTGCGGCGCTTCACAGCGCGGCCAGTCGCCCGGATGCCCTCCGGTTGGGTTTAGTCTCTCACGCACGCAACACAAACCGCGTTGTCTCTCACAAAACGCGATTGGTGATCGTCAACGCTTGGCGAAAGCGGCTTTCGGCACCGCCAACTTGTTAAGCCGTGCGACGATGCCCGGCCCGTAATGCTGAACGGCCTTGGCGGTCAGGACGCCTTCGCCCTTGTCCATGGCCACGTAACCGTCATCGGGGCCGCGCGGGTCTGGCCCTTGCAGCCGGTTGGCCGTCACGATCCCGCCGCGATACATGCCAGCAAGGCCGGCCATCTGGCCGCCGAAATCGCCTTGCGGACCGCCGCCGATATCGCCACCGACAGCGTTCGTTTCCGGCCCGCCGCCGTCCTGCGCGCCAAGATCGCCCAACTGTTCCGACGATACCGCGCCAAGCGGCGCAGAACCGGACGTGGCGCCCATCTGAGCAGCAATATCGGCCTGCTGCTGGGCAAAGCCTGTGCCCGTTACATCGCCCGGCATCTGGCCTGCGGTGCTCATCTGCGGCCCGTCAAAGCCGCTGAAGCCAAGAGCCGACATGAACTGTCCGAACGTCGTGTTGCTTTGGGCAGGCGCCCCATACCCACCGCCGCCGCCTTCGGGCTGCGCAAAGCCCTGCGCCATCCCCGTAGGCTGCGGCGCCAACAGGTTCGGCGTGGCGGGAGGCTGCGCCACAACCGCCGGGAGGTTTTCATATTCCGGCGCCGCCTGCATGCGGGGCGCGCGCGTTGGCGCGGTGCCGCTGTTCATCCATACCGGGTATTGGCGGCCCGCTCTGGAGCGGTAGTCGTAGAAGCCGGGTGGTGCGCTAGCCATTTGGCATCCCTTCGGCCATCATCGGCGCCGGCTGCGGCAACATCGCCCGATCCGCCGCCGCGTGCTGCGCCATGAGCGGCATAATCGCCTCGCCAATCATCTGCGATACCATCTCGCGAATAACCGGCTTCATGGCGTCAGGATCAATCCCGCCGATGGCACGAAGCCGGTTCGTCTCGGCTTCGTAGTTCTTCCGCTCGATATCGGCCGCCTGATCCGCCAGCTTCGCCTCAAGTTCCGCGTTCTGCGCCTGCAACTGCTCAACGGCTTGGTTGGCCGTCTGCGAGATGGCCTGCAACTGCTGCTGCATCTGCTGTTCCGCAGGCGACGGGCCGCCCTTGACCGCAGGCGGCAGCATCTTGCGCAACCGTTCGGCTAGCTTTTCGCTGCCGGGGAAGTCCGCGCTTTCCGCCCAAAGGTCGCCGACCACCTGCCAGGCGCCTTGCTGCTGGCGGAGAATCTCACTGAAGGCGTTGAACGATTCCTGCCGTTGCGTGGCGTAGGACGGGCCAACGTCGCTGATCACGTCATACTTGCCAACGGACGGATTCAGAACCGCCGCCACCGTTTCGGCGTCAAAATCCTGTTCCGCCGGATCCGCGTGCATAACCGCCGGCTGCGGCGCGTTCGGGTCCACTTGCACCTTAAACCGCTTGTCGTCACGGCCCATCACCTGCAACACGCGCGGCGTGTCGTAAACCTTCGGCACCAAATCAAGCACGATGCGGCCCAAGAACCGGATCATCACGGCCTGATGGTCGATGAAGTGATACGTCGCGTTGTCGCCCTGCCGCTGGCGCGCGTTGATGGCCCGGCCGCTGGTTTCGTTGCTCGGCGCACCCATGATCGCCTGATACTGGCCAGACACCAACATCATCTCTTGCTGCGCTACCTGCATACCCTCGATGTGGCCAGACGCAGCCGGGGGTGGTGCAATGCGCTGCGGCGGCGCGATAGGATTGCCCGCCTCGTCAACGTCGTTCCAAATCAGGACGCCAGCGTTTCGGATGTTGGCTTCCGTCCACTGCTCCGGGTCGCCCTCCACGGCGCGCGCCGATGCCAGCCACGGGCTTTTGGTCTGAAGCGCCACAAACTCAACCGACCCGGAGGAGTTGTAATTATACATCTTCTGCGGATCGAGAAGCGCGCGCACATGGCCCTTGCGGTCCATCTGGCCTTGGATGACCGTCTCTTCGCCAACAAGCCGGGCAATCGGAATGTATTTCCCCAGCCACGGCCGCCGCTCAACGATGGTGTTGCCGATGACTTTACACCACTCCACCGCTTGGTTGGTGATCGGGCGTTCCCGCAACTCAATCCCGGCGGCTTCGGCCTCAGCTTTCAACGCATCGTAGGCACCCGGCGGCAATTCAGACTTGCGCAGCGTGTTCCCGTCTGGCAGCGCAATCAGCGTGTCTGCCGTCTCGGAACGATAGAAATACTCGCAGATGCGAACGTATTCATCCCCGCACCACGCATCCGACCCGCCTAGCGATTCCTCGGCAAACGCTTCCTTGTATCGCCGGTATTTCGTCTCAGCTTCTTTGCGCGGCAAGTCTTCAAACACGAACCCGAAACGCGCGTCTGACCCGTCGTATTCCTGAATGTCGGGGTCAAGGTAGATCGTCTGCGGGTCGGCTACGCGCTTGATGAAAATCTCTTGGTCGAAGCTGTCTTCATCGGCGTAATCGACATGCACGCGCGTGTAGCCGATGCCGCCGAAAACCGCCGTATACATGGCGGCTTCATAGGCCAGTGTAGCGTTGGATCGGTATTCGATGCCCCGCACAAGGGCTTCGTAGAGTTCCGCCGCCTTCTCCGTCGCCTCGCCGCCAACCGGGCGGATTTGAATCCCCACCTTGTTCTGGCGCGCGTCGTTGATGATCTGAAGGCAATGCTGGCGCGTCTTGTTGACCGTCAACATCGGCTTTTGCGAACCCGGCAGCGTGC